TCTTGCTCGATTGAGGTTGAAACTTGTGTTTCGAACAGATCGAAAGTAGCTGGGTTTGCTGGAACTGATACACCGGCATTCGAGTTAACAGTTTTTTCCATTAGCTCGCGACCAAGTCTCGTCTCAAGACCTTTCTTGGTAATAACACCAAGAATATAGGCGTCCTTAGCTTCTTCAGCAAAAGCTGCAAAGCCTTTCTCTTCAGCACGGTTCGTGAATACACGCTTGCTGTCATGAATGCGACGAATTTCGTCTGACTTCTCTTTCAGCTCGCTCTGAAGTTCCGTTACAATGCGATTATAATCTGCATCTTTTTCTGCAAACTTCTTCTCAACATCGGCAAGCAGTTTTTCTGCACCCGACTGAACTGCGCTTACAATGCGTGCTTCATCAGCAGCTTTCTTCGCAGCTTCTTCTTCAAGGGCTTTTGCCTTGCGTTGCTCTTCTGCCTTTTTCTCGGCTTCTTTCATAGCCATAGCCGTTGCTGTTTTCTCTACAGCTGCAGCTACGATGGCATTGATATCAATATCACTCATAGTCTTCTCCTCTGCTTTGACTTCTGGAAAGTCAACCGATTCGTTCTTTTCGAAGGAATCTTTCTTAAATGATTTTTTAAAATCTTCGTACTCGTCCATCGAGTTAAAAGATTTAGCTAGAGAAAAGGTTGCAGCTTGATTAGCAGGAACTGACACAACGGAAACTTCCAGTAATTCTGCGTCCTTAATTCTATATCCGTCGGACTCCTTCAAGTATTCTGCGTCCTTGACTCGGAACCCGACAGAAAAAGCTCCAAGAACGCCTTCCTTAATTAATTCTCTCACGTGTCCGGCAGACTTCGCAATTTTTGCTTTTAACTGCAGACCATTATCACCAGTACCAAGCTCTACTGCACGGCCAATCGGCTGATTGTAGTCGTGATTGAATAAAATTACAGGATTGTTTAAATAATTATCAAGCCCACCCTTGGTCCAAGCGGCAGCCTCGATAACATCACCCACTCTATCCGTATCTGCCGTACTGGCCATGCCACGAATAAGCAGGTCATCACCCTCTTCGAATGATTTGAATGTGGAGCCTATATGAAAAATCTTATTCATTATTCACCTTTTGGGCTGCCATTCTCATTTTATCGAGAATAGATAGTGAAGCGACGGATTCCGTGGGCTTCTGATTAATCTCATGCCATCTAGAACGATACACTCTTCTAACTTTTATCATTATTTGTTGAAGTGTAAGTCCTGGGTAGGCATTTAAAGCAGCCTTTACTGCTCTCGGATATTTACTTCTTAATTCTCGAACTCCTAACTCTCGTCTTTCTGATAGATAGGCTTCGAATATTGAATCAAGGTTTCGGGTCATCGTTTGAGTCTGGCGACGAAGGTCGCCCTCCTACTGAAGGGTCTACGGCTGAACCAGCTATATTCTGCGGTATTCGTAGATCGTCGTGCCCGCTAATAAAGTCATAATTTAACTGGAATCTTGCTTCGTTAGCAGTAATAATTCCAGTATTCACAAGTGTGGCATAATACGAGGCGGCATCGCTCAATTCTGGTTGAAGAGCAGGCACGCCTGTTATGTCTGGTTCGGTTTCGTATCCAAAAAATCTTTCAACTGCCGAACAAGTCTTTTGAAGAATAGGTAAAACAGTTTCCAAATAATATAGTCTGTGGTTTGGCCTGATGTTTGCATTGTTACCTGAATTTAACAGAATAGGAGGAATACCGAGTACTTTTAGTATTTCTACTTCTGCTGCCTCAATAGAGGCTTCAAAATCCATTTCCTTAAAGTTTACATTTGTGATAGAATCAATTTCCATTCCACCATCAAGAACCATTGGCCTTCTGCCACCGCCATCTGGACGATAGCGCGTAATCCAAGACTGGATCATGCGCTCTTTATTCTTTTCACTAATGACAGAGGGGGATTTAATAACTAGGCCGGGCACAGCGCCGTTTTTGAAGAAGTTATCTTGAAACTCTCTCATCTTTGTAAGCTGACTCATAATACGACGAGCAGCTCTTAAACGGCTAGTTCCACGATATATGCTTTGAAAGCTGTTTTCTTTGATATGAATAATTTCTTCTGGAAGATATTTAATATTATGCTGAAAAGTATAATATTTAACATAAGTTTTTTCATCCGGCTCTATCTGAACATAATTAGCCGGTAAATGGTAAAGGGACATTCCGTCAAAGTAGATAAAAATATTACCGTCTAGAATATAATCGACTATGAGGTTTCTTTTAAAAGTCGATATATCTTGAAATGGGTTAGGCTCTTTATTGAGAAGAAGTTCTACTCGTGTTCGCCTAACATTCTTTACTACGGGTGTTAAGCCTTTTATAGCTTCACCAACTCTCAACGGAATCTCCGCTGTATCATCTACAATCATATTTACACCACGATTTACGACTTCTAAATATTCGTAATATGAGGTGTAGTTAGAAACAATTTCTCTAGAGGCGATTGGACCCGCCCCTTCGACCATTGTAACAATGTCATTCTGGGAAGGATTCAATTTTTCTAGTAGATTTTTATACCAACCCATATTTCTCTCTTTGAATTCTTACCCAACTTTCTTGTTTTTTCGCTGTAGAAAGTTTTGGGTTTTTACCGTAAATGCTATGTAATTTCATGTGATGGGGGTTGCAGAGAGTGACTGTTGCTTCAAATAACTCATATTTATGTTGCTCTATAAAACGGTCTCTCTCTGCAATTGCTTCTTCATCACTCTTTACTTCACCGTTTATACGTTCCCACGCATGAACTAGCTCGCTTACGCTGTAAAAGTGATGAAAATCTAATTGCTCTGTTATTCCACAAATTTCACAATAACTTTTTTTATTGTAGGTGCTCTTTGCAGCATCTCTAATCCACTTGATGAAATATCTTTTCATAACGTATTATAGTCAGGTATGAGGTAAAAGTCAAGAAAAATTTTTTTCCCGGTCTTCAGAATGTTGGAGCAGACACTTCAAAACTATAAAGAGCATAACGAATTGCGTCTGCCATGTGACTAGAACTGTCATGAAGTGGCTTTTCTTTTATGAGATTTGGGTTTGGATCCCAGCGATATTGGTCTAATGTTCTTAGCACCTCTCCACACGACTGGTCTACAATTAATTTATCGTTTTCAACAAGAGATGCAACATATCCAATACCGTCAATTACAGACTTCTTCGCATTTTCAGTAGTAATATCGTAATTTTGAGCAAAATCGTAGCGCGTTTGTGCGGCAGCCGAGTCAATAAAGCAATAGTCTACGTCTCGGCGCTGAATAATTTCTGAAATATGTCTTGCGTGTTCTTCTGTTGTACGCTCTGCCGCATAATATTCTTCCAAACAGTAGTATTTTTCGCCATCAAATGCAAAAACACAAAACGCAGTGGGGTCTTTAAAGCCAACGTCAATGCCCGCTATAATATCCATACCACGAGTGTCCATGCTAGAAAGGTCTGCAACACACTTCTCATAATCGAAAGTCCATATTTGACCCTGGAAGATATTAAAGTCTGCTTCGTATTCCTGAGCGAACTCTGCCGAAGACATACTTCGACGAGCTTCATCAATGTCACTCGCGGCCGCCCGCGGATTATCCTTCCAAGTAGCCTTTATTGAAGCCCATTCAGCAAACTCATCAGTAAAGCCACGATTGAAAAACTTGCTAAACCAATTATTACGACCCCGAGGAGTGGAGATAAATAAAGCTTTACTGCCCGGTTTGTCGAGTGTCGGCCGAATAGCCACGTTAAAAGCAGCTTCACCATCAGCGAGTGCAGCTTCGTCAAATAGAACAAAATCATATGAACGTCCTACTACTGAATCGATTTGATTCACCGAGCCGAGTCGTATCGTTGATCCGTTCGCCATTTCAATTACACGATCTTTTGCATTATCCTTCGACACTTCGAGATCAAAGTGCTTTATTAAGTTTCTTTGTAAGTCAAAACTAATCTGGCTAAGATTATAGTTTGGAGATACAATAAGTACATGAGAGTTTGGAACAAGTGAAACACACTGAGCAATAATGTTTCCAATGTACGTTTTACCTTGACGGCGGGACAACGCTCCTACAATAAAACGGTACTTCGGGTTATTAATTGCATTAATGAGAGCGATTTGCGAAGGTATAGGGTCTATTCTTAATAAATCTAAATAGCCAGTAATTGGAACCTTCAAAAAATCGCCCTTTATCACTCGATCAGTTATTATATCTTTTCTACTAATTTCCATTTAACACTCACAAGGATGTATGTTACATCTAGTACATATTTGAAATCCAAGTATTTGTTCGTAAGGACTTGGATGATGCTCTTCTGGAGTTTCTACATATACTTCAAACTCCTCCAAGCCCATATTGGCACCTATCTGGCACACAGCATTTAATGCCTCTTCATGGGACATGAAAAAAAGCTTTTCATGTCCTTTTATAGTCCAGGCTCCATCTCTTCTGTAAACGCAAAACATTCGCAAGGCTCCAAGTTACAAATTAAACAAACATTTTTAGCAATCATTATTTCGTAAGGAGTGCTATTCTCAGCAAGCTTTTTAAGCTTTTCTTCTCTTTCTTTTTGATATTGTTCATTTTCTAGTCTTTCTGCTTGTTCCTTCATTTCAGCGTCTAATTCAGCTCTTCTTTGAAGTTTTTCTAGAATGCTCTGTGCTTCCTGAAAAGAAGAGTATCTTTGAGGATACCCAGAAATTTTCCATGAATCTCCTTTTTTAAATATCATATCCCTCTCCGTACTAGTTCAGTAACTAAAAATAGTATAGCTGAACCACTTACAATTAAAACGAGTCTATAAAGAGAATCGATACGCATCTTTGACTCTTTCATCACTTCGCGCGTATTCGACTGAAATTCTCTTAACTCATTAAAGATTGTTTTCCATCTTTCCTCAACAACAGCTTCATGCCGATAAAAATCTTCTCGAAGAGATCGATGCTCTCTCCAAAGGTCATCAAGCTGCTGTTGAGCTGACCACTCACGATCCTGAGCTCTCCGTTCCAAGTAATTTCTCCATAAGTTTACCGTAGTTTCCTTCACCAAAGGGAGAATTTATCTGAACATTATTCTGCTGTCGAATGGTATTTTTTGGTTCTTTACGATGGTCTTCGGCAACCTTGTGTGCAAGTGCTATGATATCGACAAGATCCTTTGAAGAATACATACCCGCTTCTCGAGCTTCCTGTAGTTTGTTCTCGATAATTTCATCAAGCAATTCGGCGAGACGAAAACGATTACGGTAACCTTGGTCTAGATAGACCGAATTCATGTATTCTTTTACTTCCGACTTTGCAAGTATCGAATGTACTACGTCGGGTGTAATTCCCAAACTGGAAGCGGCTTTTATAGCACATCCTGTTGAGAGATATGCATTTGCGACTTCAAGGTTTTCAGGAGCAAGTTTAACTAACATTTAAAAAACTCGGTGGTGTTGGCCATGGTGCGTCTTCGATATTAACATAGGCCTGTGGATTTGCAACAATTGCATCCGTCATATCACGAAGTGCTTGACGATAAGTCGCGCTTTCAGCAACTTGCTCCGAAGTGAGCGGGGCGTCTGGTAGCTGAGTCCAGTCTGTTTTAAATAAAGTCAAATCTCTATTATACCGTACTTGCTTTAAATAGTTGGCTGTGTCTACTTCCCAAGCAGTTCCGTTCCAAACACAAAAATCACTTGGGGGCGGTGATCTTTGCTCTAATGCAGTACCATTCCAAAATGTTTGTCTTATATAGTCATGGGCGCTTAAGCCATCTAAGTCATTAACGTAAATAACCAAGTTCCCATCTGGCTGTATTCCTTGCTCTGGATTATTAACAGGAAATGGGTCTGCTATATTAATAATTTCTTTATCTTTTATTACTAATATCTTCATATTGATTTCACAAGAGCTATATCAAAGAGAGCATTAAAGTATCCACCTGGAGGGGTTGCTCTAATTGAAGAAAATCTAATTGTAGTGTCTGAACTATTCCACTTAAATCCATTTATGTAACTCCCAGATACGTTATTAAATACGCTATTTGTAATATTTGCATATACAGTTAAATAATCTGAGCCGGTGTAAACTATCGAAGCCGAGGAGGAGTAGTCACCACTAATATAGGGGGTGACAGCAGGTACTATTTTTACTATTTGAGCCACATTTTCTCCCGCAGTGCCTGTAGAAAAAATTCCAGTATCAAAAGCTAGCTGGCCATCAACATTGTAAATATGTAATCCATAACCTGTTGATGGCGAACCCGTTTTAGTTGAAGCCACTTTTATATAGTCAAGACTTACGGATGTGCCAACACTATTATAAAATGCGTACGTTCCTGAAGTATTTAGAGCACCATATGCTACAGCTGCTGCTGCTGCTGGTTTTATAAATAACAACTCACTGGAGGATACACTTACATTAGTAGCAGATCCTTTTGCTGTTACTTTTAAATAGCTGTATGGTTGATCGCTATCTATCTGCAAAGATCCAGAGGAGCTAGAGGCATAAAATCCATATGTCATATATACCTACCCACAAAAAAATAAACTGTTTGGGTTGATGCAGCATTACTAGTAATAGTAAAATAATCAGTTGCTCTTGTTATGGAAAACCCCGTAGTTATTACATACCCAGGTATCCACGCAAAAATAAACACCTCTGTTCCGTTTGTAGAAGTAACGCCAGGGGCCGTTATGTTAGAGCTTGTTGCTCCCGCCGTTAAAGTTACGCTGGTTACTTCAGTACCAGATATTTTACAAGTAATTAAGTTTGCGGGCCTAAACGAAGGATCGAATACTGTCTTTGTTCCACCACTATCCCAGACTTTTAGACCATATTCAGCTTGAGGAGGTATTAATTGAGCTGCGGATACGTCGAAGTCGGCGGCATCTGTAGACCTTCGAGCATAAAAATAATAAGTATTTCCACGAGTAAAAGCATTTGTAAACGTTGCGGAACTCTGCCAGTTAGTTACCGCCGACTGTTGTGGAGAACCAGTTGTATTCCAACCATACTGTAGTGTCCCACCTAAGCCGTCAGCCTTTAAATCTATGGTGTGCGTAATCGGGGTTGGACTTGATAGGTTAAAATTCTGAGTATCTCTTACTGTAGGCTCTTTAATTCTTAATATTTCAAATTCAACGTTTGTGCCAGTTGCATCATAATAAACATTATCCCCTCCGCCTGCCGTAGTTCTTCTTACATACATCTTGTATGGAACTACTTCTCCCTGTAGAGGCAAATCTCCTGCGGGTGAATATAAAATAGTCGTAGAACCAGTGGATACGTTATTTCTAACATTAGTGCTTGTATCCGTTCTCGTTATTCTATACTGATGGTTTGTTTGGTTAGTCCAGCTAACACTTACATCAGAAACATCACTGCCAGTTAAT